TGTACCAACCGCGCCGAGCGCCAGCGCTACTTTATCCGATGCTTTCATTTGCTGTTACTCCTTCCACGTTGATGCCCTCGATCTCCGAGAAACGTTTTGCGTTAATGAAATATACCCAGTGGTCCGATGTTTTGATTCCATAGCCCCATGGGAATACCCCCTGCTGGAGCCCTTTGCGCACGGTCTGATGATTAATTCCCATCATCCGCGCGGCATCCATGACACTCAGACGCGGGATAATGCAATCTTTCGCTTTCTGTGTCGAAAGCGCCGGCATTCGGTCATCCGCCTTGGAAAAGTAGTCCTCTTTCAATCCCAGTGCAACGGCGATATCACGCTGCTGCTCCTCAGGCGGAATCTGCTTTCCGGCAAGGTACTGGCTGATTG